ATTTCTGTACTATGGCAATGGAAGCACATCGCTGTATCGTCAAGAATGGCAATGAACCTTCTCAGGGAAATGTAACCGAAGAAAAAGAGAGCGAACTGGAAGAATTCATTGAGTACGCAAAAATCGTCATGGGCGTTCTCGGGTACAATATTTTCGAACCGCTTACCTCCAGAAACACATCAAATAATTCCACTCAAGCTCCCGTAGTGAAATACTATCTGAATCGCAGAGGAGCAGATGCTCAGGGAATTCTGAATGAAGAAGGTTTTGTTGTGTTGGCGGGAAGTAAAATCTGTAAGGATGAAACTCCGTCCTGTCCGAATCACGTCAAAGACTCAAGAAAGAAATACTCTACCGACATTGATGACAACGGAATTCTCCAGAAGGATATTCTTTTCAAGTCTCCGTCCGGTGCTGCAGCTTTTGTAATAGGCGCCAGTGCCAACGGAAATGTGGAATGGAAAACTGCTGATGGAGTGCCTCTCGGAAATACTTAACCCATCCCCAAATTCCGTACATACACCGCATTCTGTGACCACTGGATCTGCGACAGTACCCGCGCAAGCGTGATTCCATCAATGGTCAGCGGAATCGTCACATTAATCGCCTGACCCGAAGCCATTCTGCCCGGTTCGATGTTCCCAATGCTTGCATCCACATCGAAATCGGTCGGGATGGCTTTCTGCATATCCTCCTCGACCTGTTTCATGGCATCCACAAAACCGACACCAATCCCGGCACCCATATTCTCACCGATCCCGGCGAATACCGTAGACGGAGAATGAATGCCGAGCAGGGATTTCACGCCGCTGACCACATTGTCCACCAGTTTTGAAGCCTGATCGTACAGCCAGGAAGCCATGCTCATGATGCCTTGTCCGATGCCCTTGATCATGTTCACGCCCACGTCCACCAGATCGGGAATCCCTTCGGTGAACGCATGGACAATGCTAGTGACGATCTGCGGAATCGCGCGGATGATTTCGCTGATGATCTGCGGCAGATTCTCAATGATCGCCGTGAACAGCTTGATGCCCGTTTCGACGATGAGAGGGATGTTTTCGACGAACGCATTGATTATCGCTGTGATGATTTCGGGAATCGCCACGATGATCATTTCGATGATCTCCGGCAATGCCTGAATCAGTGCCACAAGCAGTTCGATCCCCGCCTGCACGATCAGAGGGAGGCCTTCCAGAAGTGCTGTAACTATACCCTCAATGATCTGCGGCAGGACGGCCACGATGGTTTCGATGATTTCCGGTAACGCTTCGACCAGTGCGGTCAGAAGCTGAATTCCGGCTTCTATGATCTGCGGAATCGCCGATACGATAAACTCCACGATTGCCGTGATGAGTTCGGGTAATGCTTCAATCAGCTGCGGAATGGAATCGAGAATCCCCTGTGCCAGACCGAGGACAAGTTCCAGTGCGGCATCCAGAAGCAGCGGCACATTGTCGATGATCGTCTGCACCACCATTGTGACCATCTCGACCACGGCGGGGATTAACTCCGGCATGGCTTCGGCGATACCGGATGCCAGTGTTGCAACCATCTGGATTGCCGCCTCTACCAGAGCGGGGAGATTCTCCACAATGGCATCCGCAAGCATGACCACAAGCTGAACAGCGGCTTCCGTGATTCCGGGAAGTGCGGCGATCAGTCCGTCAAGCAAGGTGACAATAATCTCCGAAGCACACTCCACGAGCATCGGGAGGTTGTCCGCGATCGCTCCGCCGAGCTGCATGACGATTTCCATGCCGACCTGCACAAACTGCGGAATCTGCTCCATCAGGATCGAGACAATGCTTCCGACAGTGTTGCCGATGACTTCACTGATCTCTCCGAAGTCCGAACCTGCCGCTGCAATCCCCGAAGTAAATTCCCCGAGCAGTTGGACACCGGAATCCGCGAGAGTCTGCAGTTCCGGAAGAAGGACGGTACCAAGAACCCGCTGTGCTGCCTCCGAACCTTGTTTCAGCCGCTGAACGGCATCGTCGAACTCGCCGAGTTTGGAAATACTATCCTCACTGAGCACCGCGCCCATCTGCTTGGCTTCTTCGGTCAGAGCCGCGATCCCTTCGGAACCCTGCGCGATCAGCGGATTGAGAGCCTGCGCACTCTTGCCGAACAGCTGCATGGCGATGGCGTCACGTTCCGTTTCGTTCGCCACACCAGCAAGAGCGTCAATGACCTCCCAGTACACCTCCTCGCTGTTCCGAAGTGTACCGTCCGCATTGGTGATGGAAACACCCAGTTTCTCATAGGCTTCGGCGTATTTCTCGGAACCCTCGGCAGCGTTTGCCATGGACTTTACGTTCTTCGCCATTGATCCTGTGAGCGTTTCCAGAGATACATCCACCAGATCGGCGGCATAGGCGTACGCCTGCAGGTTTTCAACACTCATGCCCGTGACCGTGGACTGCGTGATCATCTCGTCCGCATACGCGGCGGCGTTCACAGCCATATCCGCCATGGCTTTTCCGGCAGAAACGGAGGCGGTACCCACAGCTGCAAAGGCTGCTCCCATCGCTGCACCGATCCCTTTGACCACAGAGCCGAGTTTCTCGAATTTGCTGCCGGAATCCTGTGCTTCGTCAGCGGCTTCGTTCAGTTCATCGGCGAAATCTTCCGCTTCTTTGGCGGCATCCTCCATTCCTTCGGCGAGATCGTCGAGGGATTTTTCGTTGTCGGACAGTTCCTTCTCCATACCGTTCAGCACGGCTTTCGCCTTGTTCAGCTGAATCTGCCAGTTCTGCGTGCGTTTGTCGTTCTCTCCGAAGGAGTCAGCGGCATTCTTCAGAGCCTGCTCCAACGTGGAAATCTTCTGTTTCTGCGCGTCAATCTCCTTGTTGAGAGCCGTATTTCTGGCGGTCAGTGCCTCAACAGACTTATCCTGCTTATCAAACTGCGATGCCACCAGTTCCATCTCGGAACCAAGGACTTTGAACGACTGATTGATGTCGGCGAGAGCCTTTTTGAACTCCTTCTCGCCCTCAAGACCAATTTTCAGCCCGAAATCGTCTGCCATCTGACCACCTCCATTTCGTTAGTTTTCGTATGCAAGATAATCCTGATAGGTTGCTCCCCATGTTACCGGAATTGTGACAGATGAATCCACATAATTCCAGTACTGCCCCCATCCGGCGGGTTGGCTTTCCGCTTCACAGAAGATCCGCAGAGCGGGATTTGTGCAGTTATAAAACGGACTGTTCCGGTAACCGGATGCGAGTATTCGCTGTACGGACAGAGGGAGGAATACCTTTTTCAGAGCGGTACACCCCTGGAAAGCGTAATAGGACAGAGTTTCCATCTTCCTGAAACCGACTTCTGTAAGAGCAGTGCAGTTTAAGAAAGCATTGCTGTTTACCTCAGTGATATTCTCCATATCAATATGACTCAGGGACTCACAGTTGGTAAAAGCATAATTTCCAACGATTTTCAGCATGGGTACATGAATGGTTTCCAAACCGCTGCACCCACCGAAACCATATTCTGCAATAGATTCCACCTTCGGTATATCGGCAGAATGCAGAGCCGAACAGGAATAAAATGTCCGCATCTGGATTTCACTGATATTGGGAAAACAGACTTCTTCTAATGACGTGCAGTTATAGAATGCGTAAGAACCGATGCTCTGGATATCTGTGTGAAATAATTCCTTCAGGCTTTCACAGCGGTTAAACATACTAACGGGAATTGTAGTCAAAGCGGGAAGATAGGCTGACACCAGTTTCCTGCATCCAGAAAAAGTATGTTCTCCTGCAGCGGTCAGATTGGGTAGATCAACGGTCACAAGAGAAGAACAATCACTGAATGCCTGTGAATCAGTCAAGAACAGCATCGGCAGCTTCAGTGATTCCAGATTCTCACAGCCGGAAAATGCCTGGTTACCGATATGGATGCAGTTTGGCAGATCAACGGAACGCAGAGTCAGATTGTTGTAGAAAATGTAATCTGCAACAGCCGTTATTGCATCTCCGGTCAGATATTCACAGGTTCCTGCAAGAATGGAAGTAAGAAGCTGCTTGTCAAACACTGCCTGATCAATTGCCGCAAGGATTTCGTCTTTTCCTTCATGAATGGAATGCTCCATCTGCTCTGCCAGCAGCCGGTAGCTGATAACAGGTGTTTCTTCATATACATAATCCTCCGGTTTGGTACGGGGCAGTATCTTCAGAACTGACCGCTGTTCGCTGTGTCCTTCCGTCCCCTCGGTTAAGTAAAGATACACTTCAACAGACCCGGAAGATTGAAATACATTATTCGGAACATCCACATAGCACATCTTGTTCTCAAGATATGTCAGCATGACCAGACAGCTGTTATTCACGATAAAGTGGACTTCGATACCGTCAGGTGTGTCAGAACAGATCAGACGCTGGTTCACGTCCCATTGATAAAAGGTAAGGTTATTTCGTAAGTTTCTGAGCATCAGATTCCCTCCGGAATTATATCGTCAATGTACACCTCGCGCTTCGGTTTTGCCATGCCGGTGAACTGTCGGTGACACTCCCAAAGGTCGAGCAAATAACCGAACGGCATCAGCCACACGTCATCGAACGGGATGTGCAGCTGTGCCGTTCCGAAATAAAGCAGTCGGGTAAAGAGTTCCTCGTCACTTACCCGACTACTGCGTTTTTTGAGTTGGTTTCGCTTTCTACGTTGCGCTTGGTGCCCTTGAACATGGCTTCCATGATGGCATTCTTGTATGCTGCCAGTTCAAGAGGAGAGGTCAGGAGTTCGACCACTTCTGCCGTGAGCAGTTCCTTTTTGTTGTCCGGATTCTTGAGATTGTGGATGAGAACACTCTGGTTGGCAAGGAGCGTAATGAGCCACACAACCTCGTCGATAGCCATCTCAAAGTTTTCGGATTTCATCAGCTTCTGCCCGAGATTCTCCAGACCGCCGTACCGTCCGGCGATTTCCTTGGTCGCACGGGTGGTGAGAATCATCTCATATTCCGTCTCACCGATGATGATTTTTGCACTTCTTTCGTTATTCATCTGCATTCTCCTTTACGCGCTGTATTCGGGTTCATACACACTCTTGTACCAGTTGGTGATGGTCTCAGCAGATACCTTGGTATCGCCTTCAGTGACCTCCGCTTTCCACGGATGCTTGTTTCTGCCGTCCACCTTGTTGCGGCGCATGATGGTGCCTTCAATGGTCGGTGTGGAGAACGTGATGCTCTCGCCCTTGGTCGCAAGGTTGGTGGCAGGGATGCCAAACTTCACCTTGTACAGCCAGAAATACTTGTACTTGCCATTCGACTTCTTCGCACGGAAACCGATCGCCACGGGTTCGCCGCCGTCCTCGGATGCCGAAATCACGACACCGTTGGAGTCGATGGTCGCACCGGTGAGCGTGGATGCGACAGCAGAGCCGATGTCGTCGATGCCGAGGGACAGTGTGCCGTTGCCGAATTCCTTCACAATCTCCGCAATACCGTCATCGGCGTACAGGATTGCTTCGACCAGTTCCACGGACAGGTCTGCGGAGATTGCCTTCGCCAGTTTCTCAGGAGTGCCGTAGGTTTCTTCGCCGTTTTCGTCCTCGGTAATCTTGGCGAAATACAGCATATCCAATCCAATAGTTGCCAAAACTTTATTCCTCCATTTCGTAGTTTTTCGCCACGTCAATGGCGTAGTGATGGTAGCCGGTGGTCGATTCGTGACCGATGTACCGGCGACCCGCGATCGTCATTTCCGCAGCGAGAACCGCGCAGACGATCTGATTTTTCATTTTGATGTAGTTGCCCTTGTCGTACAGGGAAATCCGCACCGCCTGTACGTCAACCTGTGGTTCGTTGTCTGCGTGGAGATCGAACGTATCCGAAAGCGGTGTCAGAACCACATATTTCTCCGGTGCGGTGTCGGAGAACACCCCTGTTTCCACCGGAATCAGCGGCGACAGGATCGTATTCAGTTCGGATAAAATCATAGCTTTGCCACCTCCCGTTCCAACACGGCTTTCATGACTTTCTTGCATTCGTTTTTGCTCTCCGCTTTTGCCGGTTCCATGAACGGTTTAGGCGGCTGACCATGTTTGCCGTACTCAATCACTGTGGCGATCATAGCATTGCTTTCACCGTCCGAGCGGGGTTCGGAAAAGCCGATCTTCACGTTTGAATTGCCGTTCCGGTCAATCTTCGCAGGAGTCAAGCCGAGAGATTCCACCAGTTCACCGGTCGAGCGGGAGTCGTACTTCGTGTCACTGCCAATCACGGATTCAAGGTTTGACTTCACCTTGTCAAGAACCACCTGACCGCCCGCTTCCAGAGCCATTGCAGCAATTTCATCTGATTTCGTACCGAGCCGGGACAGCTTCACAAGCAGTTCGTCAGGCATTTTTATTGTAGTTTTAGCCACTCGGCTTCACCTCTTTCGCCAGAACTTCGATGTACATCCCACGTCCTTTGACATCCTCGACCGAGGTAATCTCAAACCGACCATCAGCGCAAGTGATGACCATATCTGTAGTGATCTTCAAGTCAGGGATACAACGGAACCTGAATAAATCCGTGGCATCGGTGAAAGCGGCACGGTTTGCCCAGCGTTCACTGCCATGCCGACCTTCTCGATACGCACGGACGGATGCGAGGATTTCGTCTGTGGTGACTTTGAACCCGTCAGCATCCTTTGTAATAACAGGCTTGATGATATCGATAAAGGCATTCATTTTCCCGAAACTCATACTTTCCACTCCCGATCCAGTCTCAGCAGAAGATTTACCGTATTCCACACCTGCTGCGCCGCAGGAACATTATCAGCAAAAAAGCCGCCCGTGCTGCCGTCCCGTGATTCATAGAAGTGGGACGACAGCATGATAACGGCTTGCTCGGTTGTAGGCGGCATTGGATTGGATGAGTAAAATCCCTCCGGTATGTGCTGATAGCTTTCGGCATAGGCAGTCGCGGCAGTGATGTAGTGGAGAATCAGCGAATCATCAACGTCATGGTCGAGAATCAGATTCGCCTTTACCTTATCAAGCAGTTCGTCCATGCCTTACCTCCGTAATATTAGGTGGGATCTGCTACGCTGCCCTTCATCTGGAGCAGCTGAATTGCTTCGGGCAGGATGACCTTGCCGTCCACACGTTCCGTAGCCACATAACCGATCTGACCGTTGGTCGCATACAGTTCATTCAGACGCTGTACGGTACGACCGGCACGGTCACCGATCCAGTAGTTCTTGAAGTCACCGAACGCAATGGGGAGAGAGCCGCTTTCGGCAACGGGAGCATAAGGACTGGTGTGAATCTCATATCCGAGCAGACGGTCGGGATGACCTGCCTGTACGGAAGGCTGCCACAGATACTGACCGTACTGATCCTTCAGCTTGCGAAGGAGAGCAACAGTGGCATCGTTCATGAGAAATTTCGCATTTTTGCGGTAAGGAACCTTCAGCGCATGGATCAGGTTGATTACCTCATCAACGGTAATTGCCGTAGCGGAAGCCGCAGTCACACCGACCGTGCCGCCGTTTACAGTAAATAGACCGGTAGGCTGATTGGTGCCGTTGCCCACACAGAAAGCCTGCTCCTCGGCAATACCAAAAGCACGTGCGAATTCTCCACGAAGGTAGTCCTCGATATCAAAGGAGCTGTCCTTCAGCAGTTCGGTGCTGATACGGAAAAGGTCAGTCAGCTTGAAAGCATCGATCTGCTTCTGACCGAAGGTGGGATTACTTTCAGTGTAAGAAGCATTTTCAGCTGTCCACTGTGCCACGGAATGACCGACAGCAACGGGAATCTTGCGCTCATGATGCGTGGTAATGACCTTGCAGAGTCGGCGCATAACATTCTCTTCTTCCAGGGACTTCACGAGTTTATCCTCATAATCCGTGGGAACAAGGAACCCGCCGTCTACATCAGGGGTAGTGGAAAGGACATTATGTACCAGAGCCTTGCCGCGAAGGTGCAGACCGAAATCTTCCTTATAGGCGTTGGATGCACGACCGGTTTTGACTTCGGCAGTGCCGGACATGGGCTGACCAGTGATGGGACGGTTCACAGGCTTGTTCAGTTCGGCATCCAGTGCTTCCTGTCTCTCAAGTCTGGCGATTTCCTTGCCGAGGTCGGTGATTTCCTGTTCCATACGGGTGTAAGTATTGTCATCTTCGGCGGTCAGAGTGCCGTTGCCGGTTCTGTGGGAATCCAGGAACGCTTTTGCAGCTTCCCATGCCTTTGCACGCTTTTCGCGCAGTTCATGAATAGTCATATTGAATTTCCTCCAATTTTTAGTGTTTCATAAGATTGAGACGGTCGTAAAGATCATCGACCTTGCGACCGGTAACTTCGGGTTTAGGCGGCTGTATGGGTTCATCCGGTTTCTCGATCTTGCACTTGGCGGCGATTTTGTCCATGAGGGAGTTGACCACAGCCGCCTTGGAATACATCATGGAAACGGCGGGAGGTTCGATATCCTCAACGCTGCGCTTCATGATTTCATCGGCAAAGCCGAGTTCCATTGCTTTATTTGCATCCATCCACGTTTCCGCATCCATCAGATGGGACAGCTTCGTGCGGGACATTCCGGTCTTGATTTCGTAAGCATTGAGGATGGAGTCCTTCACACTGCCGAGCATTTCAATGGCTTTCTGCATTTCTGCGGAATTGCCATAAGCTGCGGTCATGGGATTGTGGATCATCAGCATGGACACAGGGGACATCAGCACCTTCGAGCCTGCCATCGCAATGACGGATGCGGCAGAAGCGGCGATGCCGTCTATCTTCACCGTGACAGAGCCTTTGTAATCCATCAGCATATTGTAGATTTGTGCCGCCGCGACACAGTCTCCGCCCGGACTGTTGATCCAGACGGTAATGTCACCGTCACCGGATTTCAATTCGTTCTCAAAAATAGCAGGTGTGACGTCATCGTCAAACCAACTTTCCTCGGCGATGGTGCCGTTCAGGTGAAGAATCCTCTCCGCCGGTGCTGTTTCCGTCGGTGCCAGATTCGTCCATTTCCAGAACTTCTTCATCAGTTTCGTTTTCCTTTCCGGTAGTATTTATGTTATCGGCGAAGGCTCCGGCGTTTTTCATCGGGAGCATATTACCGTTAATCAGATAAAGGTCACCGCCTTCCTCCTCGGGAATCCGGTCGAGATTCTCCAGTTCGCGGATATCGTTCGCAGACATCCATCCGTTCTGCCGACCGACAGCGTAACCCTGCATACGGGACTGATAGTCCCCACGAAGCAGTCCTTCCAGATTGAACTTGGCGAAATACTGTACCTTTTCTTCGGTACTCAGCAGTGACCGCTGAATGGACTGTTCCCACCGGATCACCCAGGGATCGAGCGTGTACTTCACGAATTCAAGGGACTGCTGTTCAATATTGGAAAAGCTCGACTTCTCCAGGTCACCGACCATATGCGGCGGGACGCGGAAAATTCGGGCAATTTCGTTGATCTGGAATTTTCGGGTTTCCAGAAACTGTGCCTGTTCGGGCGCAATGCCGATCGGCGTGTACTTCATGCCTTCCTCAAGCACAGCGATTTTGTTCGCGTTTCCGCTGCCGCCGAAGGTGGACTGCCAGCTTTCACGCACACGGGCAGGATCCTTGATGGTACCTGGATGTTCCAGAACACCGCCCGGAGCTGCGCCGTTGGCGAAGAACTTCGCGCCGTATTCCTCGCAGGCGATCGCCATGCCGATGGCGTTTTTCGCCATTGCGATGGGACTGTAGCCGACCAGACCGTCGAAGCCGAGTCCGGGGATGTGCAGGACATCGGTTGGGCGGAGAATGACGATATTGTCGCGTTCACGGTATGCTTCATCCGAGCCGCGATAGTAGCTGTAGTAAAGCTGACCGGAAGAATCACGCTCAACCGTCATTTTGTTCGGCATGAGCGGATACAGTGCGACAATCTCGTTTTTTCCATTTCGGATGATCTGCGAGTAGGCGTTACCCCACAGGAGCAGATGTGTCATGAGAGTTTCGCGGAAAACAAAGGAACTCATCTCCGGATTCGGCTCATCGTGGAGTAGGTGGTACAGCGGATGATCAATAGCTTTGGTTTTACCGCCGTCATCAGTGTAGCGGTATAGGTGCAGCGGCAGACCCGCCACAGCTTCTGCGAGGATTCGGACACAGGAGTACACGGCAGTCATCTGCATGGCGGAGCGTTCGGTCACGGTTTTGCCGGATGTTGTGCCGCCCATGAAAAAGCTGTAGCTGCCGCCGACGGTGCGGTTCTGGGGCTTATCACGGGAACGGAACAGGCTTGTGAATATGGACATTTGGGTATCTCCTTTGAAAAATACTGATTTTTGGCCCTTGAATACTCAACTTCCCCTTAAAATCATGCTCAAATTAAGGGGAAGTTGATAGGTGTAAGGGAATGCCGGGACAATAATCTCACAGAAACAATATCCCACGCGAATCATACACACTTTCCGAAACATCATTCCCACAGCGAATCGCTCTGTCCAGTGCCATAATCGTGGCAACGGCACCGTCGATCTTCTCTGTGGATTTTTCTTTGTCCGGCTTGATGTTGCCTGCCGGGTCGGTGCGGATGAAAATATTGTCCATCATCCAGTGAAGCACCGGATGTCCGCCGTGAGAAATCTTTTCCTCCAAAACCAACTTCATCAGTTCTTTCGTCGGCGGAGACATATCCTTGAATCCCTGACCGAACGGAACCACGGTGAATCCCATACCCTCAAGGTTCTGCACCATCTGTACGGCTCCCCAACGGTCAAAGGCGATCTCACGAATGTTGAACAGTTCGCCGAGTTTTTCGATGAAGTTCTCTATGTAACCGTAGTGAACCACATTTCCTTCGGTTGTCTGGAGATAGCCTTGCCGTTCCCATACATCATATGGTACATGATCTCGCCGGACGCGGAGTTCCAGATTATCCTCCGGAATCCAGAAATACGGCAGAATCACATACTTGTCATCCTCATCTTCCGGCGGGAAGACCAGAACAAACGCCGTGATGTCTGTCGTGGATGACAGGTCAAGACCGCCGTAACAGACACGACCTTCCAGATCATCCTCGTTCACAGCAAAGGAACACCGATCCCACTTGTCCATCGGCATCCAGCGAACAGCCTGTTTCACCCACTGATTGAGTCGCAGCTGACGGAAAGCATTCTCCTCTCCTGGATTCTGCTTTGCGGATTCACAAGCATCCCGAACCTTGTCGATACCGACCGTAATACCGAGGGAAGGGTTCGCTTTCTTCCAGACTTCGGGATCAGTCCAGTCATCAGATTCATCTGCCCCATAAATCACCGGATAGAATGTGTGATCGATCTTGCGTCCTTCGATGATGTCTTTCGCTTTCTGGTGGATTTCATAACAAATGGACTTCGTATCATTACCCGCTGTCGTAATCAGGAAGTAAAGCGGCTGCATTCGTGCATCGCCGGAACCTTTTGTCATGACATCGAACAGTTTCCGGTTCGGCTGGGTGTGCAGTTCATCAAACACCACCCCATGCGTGTTGAAGCCATGCTTATTGCCGACATCAGCGGAAAGCACCTGATAGATGCTGCCGGTTGGAATGTAAATCAGCCGCTTCTGCGATTCCAGAATTTTCACTCGTTTCGACAGAGCCGGACACATCCGAACCATATCGGCAGCTACGTTGAAGACAATGGACGCCTGCTGTCGGTCAGCGGCACAGCCGTAAACTTCAGCACGTTCTTCGCCGTCACCGCAAGTCAGGAGAAGCGCAACAGCGGCGGCGAGTTCGGACTTACCTTGCTTTTTGGGGATTTCAATGTAAGCGGTATTGAACTGACGGTATCCGTTCGGCTTGATCGTGCCGAAGATGTCACGAATGATCTTCTCCTGCCAGTCGATCAGTTCAAAAGGCTTCCGCGCCCATGTACCTTTCGTGTGGCACAAGCTTTCGATGAAGGCAACGGCGAAATCCGCAGCGGATTTATCGTAGTGGGAATCCTTCGCCATGAATTCCGTGGGTGTATATTTCTTCAGCTTTCGGATAGGCACCACCTCCAAAATGGCATAAAAATAGCCGCCACCATATTTGGTGCGACCGTCGTATACGAGGAACAGAGCCTCTCGGCTCATGCTCCGTTGTTGTTTTTTCAGTTGTAATCCTTCATCAGGATCGCCAGGGCGGTTTCAGTGTCTGCGTCAACCGGTTCGATGTCCCACTCTCTGTCGTAATTACACACGATTTCGCCGTTCCGCTTGAGCATCAGCTTGGAAATCCGTCCTTTGTCGATGCCGAATGCCGAGGTTTCTTCGTAATGCTTGACCCAGTAATGGAAAATGCTCTTGCCGATCTTGATTGTTCCTTCGTTCCACATGGTTCGTACCTTCTCAATATCCCGCCTTGGTGACCTGCTTTTCAACCCGTTCCATCAGCCATTCCTTGCCGCAGAAGCGGATGTCCCTGAGGTAGGCTTCCGCCGCTTTGCCGAAAATGTTTGCGCTTTCCAAGAAAATCTCGGTGAGGGCGAGGTCGTAGATCTGGTTGACCAGGAAGTCGTGATCATCGAGGGTTGCCTGTGCTTCCTGATATTCTTCGGAATCTTCGGGGTAGTCCTCCATGGTGTTTTCCAGTCCGCCGATCAGGTAGTTGGCTGCGTTGCGGATGTTGTAGAAGGCTTTCTTCTGCTGTGCGTTCATTTCGGAAATTTTCATGTTCTGATCCTCCGGAAAAATGTGGTGTTGTCCTTTCGGTGTACACATATTACCTCTAACTCGGTAGAATAGCAAGTCATTTCGGAGATATATACTACACAATCATTCGGAGGGGAAACTGTATATTTTACAGCGTATCTTTCGGTATGACAACATTAGAATCCGGCTGCAGAATGTCAAGCATCATTTTTCCACCGAGACGGAAACCGGACTCAAACGCATCCGCTTCCAGAATGGAACTGTACTGGTAGAGGGTATCAACGATTTCCTCAAGTCGTTCGGTATCCTCGGGACTGAGGTGTTCCTTCCAATTTTCGACCAGTTTGCCGACACGGTTGGATGCCTTTCGCAGGTCAGAATCGTTGGGAACGAAACGCTCCCAGGGATGCAGTTCACCATAGAAGAGCTGCCGGATGATTGTTTTCTCAGTCATCGTTCCGACCTCCTTTGAACGCAGACGAACCTGTCAGATTCCGCAGCAGTATCTTCCGTTCCGTCTTGTACTCCGCTCCGATAAATCCAAGCCGCAGGAGGAAGCACCGGAATGCGTATTTCTCGTTATCAGTCTTCTTCTCGCAGGTATTGATCCGCTTCTGATTCCGAGCCATATCGCAGAGCGCGGTGATAAAGTGCATATACGCCTGCAGTTCCTCCGGTGTGGAATCCTCAGAAAACCACGGGAAGTCGATCCTGTCATCGATCCGGTTGATGGGCAGTGCTGTGATTCCGAGAGCCTTTTTGATGAGTTCACTCTTGGCTTCGACCAGAGCGTGAAGGTTACGGAGAGATTGTTCGGTGAAAGCAGCCGCCGGCATCTGAATGGAAATTCCGTGATCCACTTCGGGTTCCGGTTCTTCCTCTATCTCAGCGGTGAAACCGGCATCCTCAAGGTGGCTGAGCAGGGAAGGCGGAATTTCACTCTCCTCACAGATCAGCGTTCCTTCCTTTGTGAGGGTGTACACCCCAATCACATACGCGCAAGTCGGCATGTACTGGTACTCTGCTCTGCACTGCGTGAATTCGCTGATCGCCGCCGCCAGTTTCTTGCGGTCGGGTCCGGTTGCGTTGAATCTCAGTTCCATTTTCCATCCCTCCATTGTGTGCTGTCCGTCCATCCGAAGAGGAACCGGATTGCGTCCGAAAATCCTGCCCGGTAGTAGAAATTGATCGTTTCGCCATCTAGCAGAAGATAAGCATCTTCGCAGGCGTTATAGATCAGTCTCTGTTCGTCGTTCAGCGTATTCCGGAGTGCTTCTGTTCTTCTGGCGAACTGTGAGTAAGCATCTGTCACAGATTCCGGTTCTGTGAGGTGGTGCGCGTTGATCCGCTCCAGAATCAGTTCTTCCAGAGCATCGTACAGATTGTTTTTGTCCATGAAAAATCCCCTTTCTAATTCGGTAGTATATATATCACTCTGAACTACAGAAATAGCAAGGGGTTTGCGGCAGATATATGACATTCTGCGATATGCACAAAGGGCGAAACGCTTGTAATGCAGGCAGGCTTATGATATAATTGAATAACGGTAAATCAGAATTTGACGAAGGAGTGAGTAATATGAACAACATCGTTTCACAGTGGTATGAAGAAAAAAAGAATGTTGATGAAATGCAGAATTGGAATTCAGCATTAAAAGAGTGGGAACAATTTGTCGTTCAGTATCTTCCTTCGGGTGCAAAAATATTGGATATTGGTTGTGGCCTGGGACGAGAAGCATTTGC